CCCCCCCACAGGAAACAGTGCATTGAATATTCCTTTATCCAGAATAGAAAAATTTTCATTCAAGGGAACATTCCAATCAGCTGTTCCTTGCTCTGGGAGATTCAACTTAAGATTTGCAGTCTTTTCCATTGGTTATCTCCAATTGTTTAATCAGACTCTCATGCTGTCCAACAGTATAAGAAACTGATATAATTGCTCTTGTTTGACTTTGCAGAACCTGCATTAGTTCAATATGACTCCAAATGAGAAACCCAAGCAAGCCAAGCATGAAAAGAAATCCGAGGCGGAGATAAACATTCCCAGAAGCAATCATCAGTGGTGCTTCCCTGTTTTCATTTCCACCTGCTTTGTTTTCAATTCGGATACTCGGATTAGGATTACTGCTTGATTTCGTGGATTTATCAATAGACATTAGGCATTTACTCCAGGTGTTTTAATTGAGTCCCAAGTGATCTGATCAAGAGCTGCTTTTGAGGTAGCTTCATCAACCAGCTTTTTCAATTCCCAGCTATGAGAATAGTATTTATTCACAGCTTCACCAATAGCAAGGCCAACTTGAATGATCTGACCAGGGGCATATAAATGGTCCTTGTCATCGAAATCTCGGAGGATCTGGTTTTGCACTGGGATCTGGCCGCTGAGCATCAGGCCGGCTATTGTAGACATTGAGTTAATATTATTCTGATCCTGCTCTTTGATTCCAAACTTAGCTCCGTCAAATTCAGCCCAACCGGTTTTTCTTTCCTCAATCCGCCAGTAGTTGATATCCAAGCGTTTTTGAGCTTTAAGCTCAGCCAAGGTAGGAGCTACATAGTGGTCCACCCAGACCTGATCAATGTAACCTTCTTTTTGAATATAAGAATACTCTGGTTCAACCATCTGGCTTGGTCTTGGATTCAAGTGCACTGGCAGGTATCCATCCTCAAGCATAAGGTCAGGCCGGTTGTCATACCCAGAAATATTCCGAACCGGGTCGTAGTCTGGAGCCCACAGGATTTCCCTCGGGCCGATTAGTTTACCATATTTGTAAGAATTTTCTTGTGTCATCGTCTATTTTCTCCCCTCCGAGTAAAAAGTTATAATCAACAGGTTCACCAATTCGTTTGGGTACTCCAAAGCACTGATAAGCCCTAGCAACAAGATCTGATTTGTATGCAGGCAGGCAGGTGTATTTAATAACACTATCAATTGCTTGGCCTGTGTAACAACGACTGACTAGTTTAAAATGCTGATAACCAAGCTTAGCCAGTTTGGACAAAGAACTTGGTGGAATGTAATGGTTATTCCTGGTAGAATAATACATCGGCATCACCAAGGGAATCTTCTTCAGCAGTGGACAGGTGAAATACTCAGATGACCTACCAAATCGCTGAAGATCTGACATGATTTTATGATGCTTGTGGAAATTAGGACAGTGGTCAATACACTCAACATTAGCCACCAGTTCAGTTTTGGCTCTGGTTTCAGCATCTAAGCTCTGGAGCAATTCAGTATTCCCACCCTCGAATTGATCCAGGACAAGTAGGTCATAATCAAAACCTGGATTATTATCCTGCCAGTCCACACAAGATCTTTTGAGCCTGATTTTAGGATAGACCTTTCGAATATACTGAGCAAGCTGCGGCAAAGCAACTATTACAGTTAATCCATACTTCTCCCAAATCTCAAGGATTTCATTACAATAAGGATCCTGGAAGTCCTCAGGAATCAGAGAGATATTATTACAAGTCAATTCAAGCTCAATGCCTAGTTTCTTATAACCAAGAATCTCCTGCTCCACAGTGGAGGCCAGGTCATGCAGCTTGGCTGGATTCTGAGGTCTTCCACCATTCCAAAGCATTCCAGGGAAGCACCCATAGGCATACTTTAGCTCAACCCCTTGTCGTTTCATCCAATCTGGAATATTCTTAACCAGATCCCAATAGAACTTTTCAAAGCCCCAGAAATTAGGAGCATGAATTTTTGCCACTGGATTTGAATTTGCTACCATTTTCTTCTCCTTTCTAACCAATCCGCTGCAGGAAAAATCCACCAGGAGTAGCACCAGCTCTTGAGGATGTCCCTGCGCCCATACCCCAGTACAGTCCTGCTTCCATACCTGTTTGCATAGTAGAAACACCTCGGTTTCTAGGCAGGTTCGGGGAACCAAAAGAAACTGAATCCCAGGCTCCATTAGGACCATTCTGTGCAATGCTGACCTGGTTTCCTGCTGCTGCTACATATTGAGCTAAAGCTGCATCCTGGGTGAGGACCCCACCATAGGCCTCTACATCTTGACCACCTCTCTGGCCTCCACCTATATAAAACAGCCTGATTCCATCAAGGTAAATTGCCATATCTCCACCAGTATTTCCATTCTGAGGATTTACATCAGCCTGGAACCGAGCTATTTTATCAAGCCGGATCTGACCTTCCCAGACTCCTCCGGCACCACCTTGCCGAGTACCATTCCACCAATATCCGGAGACCCAAAAAGAAGCTCCACCACCAGAAGCAGCTTTTATTAAGTAGGTTCCTGGGTAGAGATCCAGGATACATTGAATCATAGCAGTGCCTGTATTAGCAGCATTGTATAAAACCTGTCCTATGGAATATGGATTAGGCAGCTGCCCTAAAGGATTTTCAACAGATTCCAAAGCCATTGATTAGCCCTCCCAGCCCATAAAGGAACCAACCATAGCATTTGCACCTGTCCAATGCTGTAATTGAATTCGAATTACCTTGGTTCCATTTAATCTAGGAACAGCACCATTCATCCAGACTACATTACTCGGCCATGCAATACTGACACCAGCAGACGGATGCAGCTTTATCTGATAGGTATGCATATTCCCAGGTTTTGTAACTGCATCAAAATCAGTCCAATCAAAAGACATACTGGTAATGTTACCAGTAACCTGACACCAACTCTGAGTATACCCCGGTTGCGGTTTAATAACAAGAGCTTCAGCATAAGGCAATTGAGCTTCTCTTTGATGAGATCTGGCACAAGCAAGCCCCTGATCAATTGTATCAAAGTTTGTATTCAGTGGCACATCCCAGTCTTGCTTACCTTTATCAGGCTTAGTCAAAGCATATATACTTGTCGTTGTATCTGCCATTTTATCCTCCTATTTTAATTTCCCAAGAAATCTTAATCGTGGCACCTTTTGCAAGAGTAAAAGCTGGAATAGGAACAAACCGAGCCAGCATAAGATTCTCTGGATTGAAAATTCCAATCTCACCAACAGTTACGCTAGAGTCCTCTTCATAACTTCCCTCCCAGGCCCACTTCAAGGTCCTGGTATCCCGTGTCAAGGTTGCTTGTTTTGAAAACAGCTTGGTTCCCCGCAAAGCCTCCATGGAATCAATCGTCGCGGCACTGGAAGTGCCGAAGCTGAATATTGTCGGCAAGGTAACTGATTCAGAATTTATCAGCTTAGCCAGGCATTCCAAGCCCTTTTCCACAACTCGATTTGAGCCCTCACGAATAAGGGCTCCATCTTTCCAAACCTTGACATAACCTTTCACAGCTAGTCCTTCCATTAATCCACTCCATCATCAATGAATTTATAGGTCCAATGGATTTCAATAGAATCCAATTCTTTTTTCGTGTAGGTGCCCAGGAGAGCCCTGCTAAACATAGTTCCACCAGAGGCTGCATTGAAAATACCTGCTTCTTCCCAGATACCAGATCCTACACCAGCTGGGAACTTGGAGATGAGTTCAATTGAGTTCCCAGTGCGAGTATGCGAAAAGAAAGCTTGTCGGGACAGTTCAGAGCCTTGAAGAGCAGTCTGAGAATCAGCCAAGGCCGTGTTACTTGTTCCAACTGCAATATGACTAGGGACTTCTGTAGATTCCCCATTGAGGATCTCAGCTACCTTAGCCAAGCCACTTGTAACAAAGCGATTGTGCTTTTCCAGGATGACTTTCCCAGAATTCGAGTCAATTAATTTCAGTGTACCTTTACAAATCATTTTCCGTATTCTCCTAAACCATAGCCAGATCCAACTCCATAACCTCCGAAGAATATAACATATTCCCAGATTTTACCAGATTCAGACTTGTATCGGGCTGAATTAAATCGTCTTGTTTCCTGGAAAGCTCCTGAATCGATGAAGCCTGGTGCAGCTGCTAGGGATATTCTTTCCCACAGCTGAAGCCATTCAACAAACCAAGGCAGGGAAACTAGGGGAACTCTCTCCTGGAGCCCAGCTTTGGATTGAATAAACCGGCTTGAATCAAACACCAGGGATTCAGAAAACTTTCCAGAATCTTTGCTATTAGTATATAGCCAGACAGCAATACTGTCAATTACTTTTGCTTGAGCATTTAAATAGATCCAGAACAAAGACCACAAAGTGACAGATTCTTGAAATTTGCCTTCAGAGACCTGGCCTTTGATTGAGTTGAGGTAATCGATCAGATCGATTGTCTTTCCAGAATCACCAAGGGGAAGAGACAGTCTGAGCCCTGGAGCATCATAGATTCCACAGACCTGATCTTCCCACCTGGTTTTAATATGCTTGCTAGCCCAAGAGCCAAGTTTAATTGTCCCAAGCCGAGCTACTGTAAACAGCTCCGGAGCACAGGTTCTAGTTGGATTTCTCCACAGAGCATCCCCAGCCCAGGCGGTGGCTTGGAATGCTTGAGCTGGTTGCTTGGTGGAGGACCAATCCTGGTCTCCCTCTGGCCTCTTGCCCTCCTCCCAATCCCAAGCTTGACTCACCGAGCCAATTTCAGATTCTGTCTTGCAGTCTTCACTCATTCTCCAGATCCTCCCCCGAAGATAACTTCATTATCAGCCATTCTGGATTCTTCATCCCAGACATGAAGTGTATGAATTCCCTGAGTTGCTTGTGGGGAATAGAGCTCCAGCCAAGAAGGTTCCCTTGCTGTTGGAGCCAAGAGCATCATCGTGGTAGCAATCAGAGCCGCTCCACCATGCTCCAGAATGGGATGCCAGGCCTCCGGATCCAGTTCCTCCTGCATAGTGAATTTATCATAGACAAGGCTAATATGTCCACCAGCTTCAGGCTTGCTGCTCAGCCAGATCACTCGATTTCCCTGTCGGAAGTACCCAGTTGGAGTTCCAGTAGCCAACGGGTCAAATTCCTCTGGACGAAGTTCATCCAGGGGATTAGAATCAAGCTTAAGGGCCCGGATTAATTTCAGTCCTGCCGGCAGAGTAATAACTCTAGGGTCATCTCCAGCAGGGTCAATATCCAGTTCTGCAATCTTTTCCATCCAGCGATACGTCCAATTTTGCTCAATCTGCCGCAAGGCCTGGAATACTTTCTCCGGGATAATCTGTTTGAACAAGGTACCTTTATTCGCCTCGAACTCAATAGCATCAAATAAATCTTGCCATTTTTGCATTAGTTTCTCCATAAAGAAAAAGACAGGAAGCAGAGCCTGGGGCAGATGCCCAGACCCCACTAGCCTGTCTTTATTAATCAACCTGGATTAGCTTAACCACCAACTCCAGTTGCTTGAGTCGTTACAGTTCCCTGAACAGAAACTTTCTCAACAGATTCCTTGACCTTGGTCATGTTCATGATGATACCATGATTTTCAGCCTGGGCAACCTTAATCGAAACCTCAGCCAGATAACCAGATTTCTCACCATCCAAGCCATTATCCTGAAGTTTCGGCTGGTAGCGCAGGTCATCCTTGTCAAAGACCACATAGGAAACCTTGGTCATATCCAAGATAAAGCACCAGGAATCCAGGCCGTAGACTGTGGTAGAACCAACCTGAGTAGTCGGAACATTGCTAAACAACGGGCAGGTTTTGAGTACCAAGGTACCAAACGGAGTCCGGAGCTTGGTAACATCCATGCCGTATTCTTTAGCACCTGCATCAATGTTCCAAACAGTATTCTTAACATTCCGCAGGATTCTCTGGATAGTAAGCAGGAAGTTATCACCGCAGAAACCGACTTTTTCCTTGGAGCCATACAGGAACAGCTTGCGCATAACATCTTCCAGCCATTCATAGTCAACTCCGTCAGCCTGGGCAGAAGCATCGAAGATATTCTGCGGAGCATAGGACTTGATCTGCTGATATACACCAGACATCGTACGGCAGGGTTTCTGATTTACAAAGGTCTGGGATTTTTCACTGAACCAGAACGCACGTTCCAAGTCAACAGAAATGTATTCCAAGCATTCTCTCTTGGCTTCCTTGACTGCTTCACCAGTACGCAGACGGGTTGCAGCTGCGGTACGAGTGATTTCCAGCGTCCGACGGAAGATCTGGGTATAATTGCTTCGTTCAGACGGATCATAACCCTGACCTGTCGGGGCTTCGGAACCTTCTTCAAAAGCCACGCCAATCACTAACAAGAACGGGTCAGCAGATGCAATAGTAATTGCACTCTTGGTCGTGCTTGCAAAGCCACGTTCAACAGTAAGAGCTGTATCAGTAGTCGGATCAGCCGTTACTTTCATAATTTCCCCAGTTTTCAGGTTTTTCAACAGGGTGTTTTTCACAACCGTTTTAGCACCTGCTTTCAGAGTCAAACTGGTGCTGCTGGTATCCAGATTAGCACCGAGTTCAAGACGTCTGGAATCCAGGCTTTTTTCAAACCAGTGATAAGCCGGGTCATCCACTTTCTCTGTTTTCATCTGAGAAGTCAGCGCCAAAAGCGGCCACTCTCCATTAGGATACTGAAGCAGGATGCCTTCTCTCCAGTTTTCCGGTCTGACATTTGTACCGAAGTTTTCGGTATGTCTTAAACCTGCAATAGCCATTCTTAATTCTCCTTATTTAAAAAATGGAAGCTAAAGTTGCTGCAATTGCCTCAGCACCGTTCGGATCTGTTGATTGAATCTGAGGAGCCGGTTTAACAGCAGTTGGTACGGGAGTTGGAGCAGGAGCGGGAGTGGCCTTAGGAGCAAAGCTCGCTAAAAGAGCTCTCATTCTAGTTCCAACCTGTTTCTGCATGGCAGCTGACCAAGCTTGAGCTTTAGTCTCAGCCTGCACCTGTTGGATTGTTGCCTTGAGCAACGGACCCAACTCAGGTCTCTGCAAGTCAGGAAATTCTTTATAAAAAGATTCTTTAATGGAGGCCCTGGTGGTGCTGATTTGCTGATTTTGTTTCAGCATATATTCAACAACCTTAGGCACTGCATTAAAGTTTTCCTTCGTCCAGGCACCCAGGGAATTCATCAGTTGTCTATGGGTATTCACACTGATTGCCTTGGCGAATCCTTGCAAAGCATTTACTCGTTCTTCAGGTGTAGACTCACTGGAAAACAAAGCATTGTAAAGGGCTTGTGGAATTTGATAGTTATAGAAAGCAGCAGGGTCACTATCAAAGACAGGATCCTGAGCAGGAGCTTGGGCCTTGGTTTGATCTTGCTCCTGATTCCTTGTTGCCAGCTGCTCCTGCAAAGCCTTGATTGTTGCAAGAGAGTCAGCCAGAGCTTTGTGGAGATCTTGGGTAGGAGCCTGAGCCTGAGCAGGGACTTCCTGTTCCTGGCTCTGCTCTTGACTCGGAGCTTCCTCTACCACTGGAGCTTGTGGCTCTACCGGAGCCGAGCTTGCTTGGGTGGTTTCATCCGCAGCTTGCTCACCTCCAAATTCCTGCTTAAACAGACTCAGAATATCATCTGAGATACTGTTGGAGGAGGCTTCAGGGGCTGAACTGGTAGCAGGCTGACTAGGGGCCTCACTTACTCCAGAACCCTCTCCAGCATATCCAGTCCCTGAATCTGGAGCCTCATATCTAATTCCTTTTAAAAATTTATTTTTCCATCTCATTTCGTGCTTTCTCCTCGGCTTGATGCTTTAATTCTTCCACCAGGATTGGGATAAGATTCAACCCAGCCATGGTGTATTGAATTTTAATTGCTTCCTGACGTTGTTTTTCATCAAAAAGATTCATTGTCGTTAGTATATAAGCTTTATCTTCTACTGTCAATGCCAAAAATTTCAAGAACTCATCAAAACCAGGCTTTGACACAGTTTCAAAAAGAAGATCCCAATTAATGGCTGGAGAGCGCTTAGGCTCTCCTTTTATCCACCTCAGGAGTTTTTTGAGCTTAAAACAGCTGGGATAAATCATTCATTGTTCCTCCGCTTGGCAGTGCTCCACCAATCGGACCTGCCGGAATCAATTGTCCAGATGCCACCTGAGCCTGAATCTGCTCCTGTGGCATGGCCTGGACCTTGAAATTATCAATATTAGTTGCTCCACCTAGCTTAGCGACAAAATCAAAGATCCTTGGGAGAGAATAAGCTTGCCGCATCTCAGGATCCCCTTGAACAAACTGCAGCACCTGTTGCCAAATGTCAAACAAGGCTACCTTATCAAGCGGCAGATTTCCGTCATGGATTGGGAAGTAGAAGTCTCCATTGATGGCCTCTGGGCTAATAATAACAGAATTCATTGCTCCATCCTCACCCAGAACCTGCATCTCGAATTCCCGGCTCAGATACTGCTGATTATTCAAGCTCCACTGAGTGACCAGATCCTGCATTCCAGTTGCACTGATGTATTGAGCATGGGAGGCAAGTCGGCTTGTTGCAGCTTCAACAGTAGCCCGGATCTCTGTGGCAGTCTTCCGGCCACCTGAGTCCTGGAGTCCTCGATAATTCTCATTCACAGCACTCAGGGAGTCTCCGATTCTAGTCAAGGTAGACATATCATTGACATGCCCTGAGGTTGAATCCACCACCTGAAGCTGCTTGAAATACATCGAGACATCCACACCATATGCCTTTGGCCTGACTCGGATGCATTTATTAGGACTATCACTAAGGAGGTCCTTTTCATTAATCATACTTGGGTCATAGATAAAGGAGTTATTCAGAGCTCCTTTAACATTCTGAATATGGCTATTGAGCAGCCAAGAGATCATGTCCTGAATCGGGGCCAGGTAATCACTAATTCCAAGATTCCCAAATCCACCCAAGCCATAAGGTTCAATCACTGCCACCGGATGCATATCATGGTCTGCTCCAAAAGGCTCCAGCCGGATGATTTGCTTCTTATTAGCAATGGTGACCAGGAATTTCTCTGGAATATCAGAATCCCCCAGACCGAATTCACTTGGAATCAGCTCCACAGTTCCTTCATCCACCTGAACAAACTGACTTGTATCCTGGTTTCCAAGGAGCGGATCATCCATGCCAGTGGTCAAAGAATTCCCCTCAGCCCTGAGGTTCCGCAGACTCTGTGTCTCCCCATCCCTGGTCATTGTGCCAATCTTATCCAGGTGCATAAATTCCCCGCTTTTCTGCAGGGTGAATTTCCCTACAAACTGTCTCCAGAAGACAAACTCACCTTTTTTGGCGACCTGCATCATAGGAACCCTAGGATCTGGAAAAAACAAGAACGGGTCGATGTTCTCAACTGTGTTGCCCTGATAGACCAACTCCTCTACAGAAGTCTTCAGAGGTGCTCCTGTGGGATCCAGCGGATTCGGCACAGCCTTTGTCCTGCGTTTTCTTTGATTCTCAAACTGGGTTCTCAAGACCCCAAGTCCATAGATTTCTCCATTATACAGCCACTGTGTGCAGTGCATGACGAATTTAGAGTGCTCAGCATTGTATTGCAGGAGTTGCTCCATAGTCCGTGCTGCCTCGATCCATTCTTTAGCATTGGCTCCTACGGTGAAAATAGGCTTCCGGGCCAAGAACACAGTGGTTAGATAAGTAACAATAGTCCTAATCGTAGAAAACGAATAGGGCACTACTAGTGTAGGCAACAGCTTCTGCACAGTCTGCTTTGGACTCTGCTCCTTGGCCTCTTTATAGATATTCTCCCAGTCCTGTACCGGCACATAAGCCTGGTATTGCAGCTCTCGATAGTTCCACCTATTATAGAACTGTTTCATCTTGTCCTCGGAGAGCTTAAGCATTCCAAGGAACTTCCCTAAGAGCCTTTTATGTTCAGGACTATCCGGAGCTATCTTTCCTTTCAGCTCCTCTGGGGTCATTTCTGCAGCCCTCCAGTCAATGCATCAATTGCAGTCTGGATAGAGCTAGCAGCTAGTGCACTAGTCTCATCAGTCGGATTGATTCCAGCCAAGGCATTGTAGAGATTCTCCACTACTTGCTGAGCTTGGAGAGCCTGCACCTGTGCATTTCCAGGAGCTGCAGCTGGCATCCCAGGCTGCCCACCAAGCATCCCCTGGTCTCCACCAAAAGGATCTTGCCCTTGAGCCAGTAAGGCCATTTCCTGTGGATTCAAGGCCCCAATGATGTCATTAATCGCTGCATTTCCTCTTAGATCTTGCATAGGTTGAATCGGCTGCATTGCACCAGCCATATTTTGTCCTGCCATCTTCTAGTATCCTTTCATCAAATCTGCCAGTTTGTTGAACTTACAAATAGTCTCCGCCACAGCAGAGTCGCTGCTCATATCTGCAGCTCGAATTGCACGAGCCAAGAGCTCTGCCTGTTTCCTCTGCCGTTCCTGCCGTTCCTTTTCCCAATCATCATCAGGGGCTTTTGTCTCCATCCCATCCACTGAGTCAAGCAAATCATCCAGTGGAAAACCACTTCCTTTTTTCTCTTCCATTTCTTACAGTCCTCCAGAACAAATTGGTGTATCATAATCAGTATATATGTCTTCCTCCTGACTGTCAATCCCAACCGAAGCAGTCGATTGAATCAACGGCCCAAGTAGATGAATCGCCATGGACACTACATCCAGCTGGTCATCATGACCCTTGGGGAAATCCTTCATCTGGCTTTCATAGACTCCGAATTGCTTTTGATGGTGCAGGAGACCAGCTTTGTACCTAGGCTCCAGGGTACCAAGAATCCTGGCCTTTTTCTCAGTGTTGAACTTTATTTTCTCCACCTGGAACCAGTCCTCCTCAAGCGCCTGTTTTTCCCTCAGGAGATCAAATAGGGCCTCCTGATACGCCACTGATTCAATTCCTACTAGGACTGGAATACAAGGAGAGCCCTCAGGATCTTTAGGCAACCCAGCCAGAATCTGCTTCCTCATTGTCCACAGATGCAAAATTGTCTCCTGCGGAGTCATTCCTTTAAATCCCTCCACCTGAAGAATCCCCAGATGACATCCCGGATACAAGCCAACCAGACCAAATGCTGTGTCATCCGCCTCTTTTTTCTTACTAATAGCTGGGTCAACAGCAAGTGCCAAGGCCATGAGTTGCCCTTGTGGCAGCCCATATTGAATATAGCTTGTTTTCAAGGCCCGAGTGGATTCATCACTAATCCGGTTGAAGTATTCTAGGTAGAAAATATCCAGTTGCCCCATACGCTCATAGAAGCCTTTTTTCACCTCCAGCTTCTCCGGAGTCATATAAGCAGAGAATAGAGGCTCTCCACTTGGATCCAGGGCACCAAAAACAACTGTGGTGAAACTAGGATCCTTACCAAGGGTCACCAATAGGGCCTCATTGCTCAACAAGGTCCCGCAGAGAATAATATCTCCTTTAGAACCAATCTCCCCCATTGCCGGGAGCACGTCGCCTGAGAACCATTCCCTGGTCTTCCTGAGCTGCTCCTGTGTGGAAACACTTTCCTTATCCTCCACGTCATCCAAGATAATCAAATCCGGCCGTTGGCCTTTGATATTCCTACCACGAACCTGGCCACCACGCCCTGTGCAGGCCATGGCAAAGCCATTCAGGAGTTCAAATTGCTGGTCATTCCAGCTATGATTAGGGCTTGATTTCCCAGAGAGATCCCCAAAGATCAGCTTGATTTTCTCATTAACCTCAAATTCATTCCGAATGTTTCTCTGGATATTCTCCGCATGAGTAGCAGTTTCACCTATGAGCATGGGGAAATTTTTCTCCTTAAAGCAACCCAGCCACACGCAGCAGCCCTCAGTGAGGGTGGTTTTTCCTATTCCACGCGGCATCATGATTTCCAGGAACCGAGTTGCAGCAAATGTGAGCCAGGTTTTACTCTCATCTCCCCACTGGAATATAGGAAAAGTCTCCTCAGATTCATTCCAAGGGTCTATTTTTCTATAAACAAACCCCTGGAGAATCTTCTCCAGGTCCCCATACTTAGACAAAAACCTGGTTTTCTTGGTAATCAGGGCAATGAAGCCTCTGTGCACCCAGCTCATCGGCTCATAGAACCAGCGATCCAGGCAAGTTTGCATGAAATCCACTGGATCATTATAGAACTGGATTAGCAAGGCTTCCCGCTCTGAGGGGCTCAATGGTTGATTAGCTTGAAACATATTCTAGGTCTCCTAGACAATGAATGGTTGGCAGGCATGGTGTAATTTCCGAGTCCAAGGGGAAGTCCAGGATGTCCTCCACGGAATAGCAGAGACCAGGGCCCGGGCTCACCCGGAGTGTCTTGCACACCTGGGCCAGGTAGATCTTCCGTGCTGGCCAGAGCTTCTCCAAGAGTGGCTTGTAGAGATACCAGAGCTGATCAAATGCAAATGGGGTCTGGGTGAGTTTGCACTCCAGGCAAATCACCAAGTCCGGTGTGGTGAGCAGAATATCCGGCTGAGCGAAATGGTGCCCGGAGTAATCCCAGAATTCAATCCACCGGTTGTAGAGCAGGAGCATGCCTTTGGGAAGAGCCTGTCCTAGCAGACTCCTCACTAGCTTCCGCTCATATGCCTTCCCTGCCGCCTTGGATCCACTTAGCTTCTCCCGACCTCCCCAGGGCTCCTTCCCAGATTCTACAAGCCAGGCCTTAGTCAGCCCTTGGACCTGATGGCAACTGTTCAAGAATGGTAACGGTTTCATTTTGAGATTCCTTTGCTTTGGCCTTGATTGCAGCCAAGTCTGTTGCACTTGCGGTGATTGCCACGGATTTGGTGACTGGAGCGAAGCCTGAGCGATCCAGGGCAAGCTTTGCGAGCTCCGCTAGGGCACCTGGACTGAAGCTCTCCGGCTTTTGCTCAAGCCGATCTTGGATTTCCCCCAAGATATCACTTGAGAGCAAGGCCAGTTGCTTTTTAATATCCACAAATGTTTCCTGACCGGCCTGGGTATAATACTCCAGCAGGCTCTTGAAAGCAGAGTCGTTTTTAAGAATACTAATCCGGCTCAAGGAATACCCTGTTGCTGCAGCCACTTCGGTTTCAGTAAGCCCACTTGCCAGGAGCTTCGCGAGCTCATGGTGGATTCCTCGGATTCGACTCAGGCTTGGCGTCTGGCTCTGGGCGATATGCTTGGGAAGTCCTGCCTGGCGCTCAGCAATATCATCCAAGGTGACCTCCCCTAGGTATTCCAGATCCAATACCGTACCCCGCCGCCCTCTTGTTGCAATGTCTGACATAAATGCTACCTCCTTTATTGTTTGCATTGATTGGATTATAGCACGGGCGGGGCCGGCCTGTCAATGTTGGATTGGGCAGTAGGCTTAGCGTGAGGGCTAGTCTGGCTTGCCATGGGCTAAAGAATCAGAGCAAGCTCAGGTTTTAATTGCACGATTTGGTGAGATGCCTTACCCCATAAACGCGCGAGTCGATTGGGGGGGGGGGGGGGGGGGG